TGTCACCATCATCATTGATGCCAGAGCAAACAAATCTTGCACATCATCGCACATCATGATCTGTTTGTCAATAGGCCTCATCAACTCTCGCATTCTCTTTTGGCGTTCTGAGGGTTCATAAGCCATAATCTATCCTTGTAAATCCATCTGGATCTGTATTGTCTTTTATAAGACCTAGATTTTCTGAGAACATTAAAGGGCAAGCATCACATTGATGTGGTCTAAACCCTCTCAACCAACTTCTTCTCACCTCTCTAATCTCATCACCATTCCAATCATTAGTTTTGAGATTTCGGTGCATCTGACAAGATACTTTCATCCAAGGAGCAGTACAGGCCTCAGTCACATTATTTCTGATCTGTGCTAGTTCTGCTCTTTCTCTGAATAGTTTATCGAATCTGTCAGCATACACCTTTTGTGAGAACATCAGTTTTCTTTGATGATACTATCATAGAAGTCTTGAAAGTTCTTTTCTTCTTCGACCATATTATTGTAATTGGCCATGAAGTAAGCTTTTGCCATTTTACGAACAATCTTCTTGTCAATGCCGAGTTCATCGAAGATTTCGTTGATAGCCTCTTTCTGCAAGTCACGTTCCGCAGCCGCACGGGTCATGGAATCATTAAGTGCATAGATGACATTCTTCAACTTCTTCTTGTCTTCATTTGACAAAGAATTTGGTGAAACGAAAGGTTTGTTGTGACCCATACCAGCCATTACTTCTTCTCCATTGCGATGAAATACTTCAGGGTGCCAGTCTTGTTAGTCCAGCATGAGAAACCACCGATCTTGATTTCGACCTTGTAGTCATCAGGAATAAGCTTCAGGTTTTCAACCTTGAACATAACGCTGAAGTCATTGCCAGCATATTCAGCAACCTTAGATGATGCAAAGTTAGAAGTATCATTCTTAGCATCATGTGTCTGAATGTAGATACCACCATTCTTGCCCATGACAGTCAGGCTAGGCAATTCATTCATGATAGACAACTTGATAATCTTTTGAAGATTAGAATAGTTGATATCGAAGGTCACATCAGGATCCTTCATAACAAGTTCTTTACCTTCAGGTGGAGAATTGATCAAGTTAGGTGAGCATGAATAATAGTTCAACTCAAGATCATTATCTTTCATGATCACGCTGTTGTCGGTGAAAGATAACTCAGGTGTATTGAGAGTGGTTACGTTACTGAGGAACTGATTCAATTCGTAGATGCCAAACGTATGTGTAAACTCATCTTCAAGATGGGCCTCAACAAGAATGGTATTCTCTGGTGATACGGTCTTTTGAACTTTACCTGGTCGAAGAACAAGACCGGAATTGATACCGGCAAAGTTCTTCAGAACGGTAAGAGTACGATCATTCAACTTCATAATATAGACTCCTTTTTCAAGCGACTTCGTTCATTATATCAGAACCGGTGAAAACTTTCAACATGTGTTTCACATCCGACTCTAACATTATTAGGCTTCCATTGTTTGATATCACATAGTCATAGTGTGTACCGATCCATGCCCATTCCGAATAATGAATGCTATGTTCTTTCATGAGATCGGTATTGTTTTCTTTGTTAGCCTTTAAGGCTGTATCATACCATTTTGGTTCTTTACCTCGAACCACACGGACGACAAAGCCACCATTTTCTCTAATGAAAGACACTTCGTTAGGAAAACGAACATCAGGCACAACCACGTTGGTGTGTTTCTTTATTCTCATAGCTAAAGAATGTACCCAAAGTTGGTCATGAAATACATCACGGCCAGCCTCAGTTCCCATTTTTTGCATGATGTTTCGTGGTGTAACATGATAGCCAAGGCGACTACTCCACCATTCATCTTTGGCTTCACGAAACTTTCTAGATTCTTCGGTGTCGCCTTCTAATAGAGAACGATCCCAGCCAAAAATGGCTGAGACCGCATCTTTGAGTGAGTCGGCAAAAGATAGTTTGGCAAAGCTGTAATCTCTTACAAGCATATCACCAACTGTGCCTTTGCCAGAACCAGCAAAGCCAATTATACCGATAATCATTAGAGATTTCCTGTAATCTCCGCAATCTTAGGCATATCGCCTGTGAAAGCATAAGTGCCTACATGTTGGGTTTTCATCCATGGGCAGAGCCAGATATTGCCGCCAATGGCTCGCCAATACTGACAGAACATGTAGTCCTCTGACAGATAGCGATGGCTGTCTGGATCAATTACAGTATCAAAGTAAGCATGAATGTAACGTGATCCATCGAAGTTGGCCTGACCAACATGGTCTGGCTTATAGTTCAAGTGAGGATATTCTTCTTTGAATTTATCGAAGACTTCTCTCTTGACCAGCATATAACCAGTACCAATCTCCATAACCTCAAGAGGTTCTGTTACGCGGAACTGTGTAGTACCAGGAACAGGATTGAAAACATAATCACCTGTCAGACCTTCAAGTTCACCAGGATTCCATGTGTTCTTGTCGATCTTATCATTCTCAAGTACCTTCTTAGCACCATTGAAAACATTTCGCCAGTTGATGGACTTCTTTGGATATGGCCCACCAATAACATCCTTGTTTAATGCCATGAGTGCTAGAACGTCTTGTGGATTGAAAAGAATATCCGAGTCGATAAAGAGTAAGTGTGTGTAACCTGAACGGATAAACTCATCAACAAGATAGTTGCGAGCGCGAGTGATCAGACTTTCATTGAAAAGAAAAGAGAAACGGATTTCGATGCCGTATTGTTGGCAGATGCCTTGAAGATCAAGACAAGCCTTCATGTAGAGACCGTTACATTGACCACCATACATTGGTGTTGCAACGAACAATTTATTCTTGCGTAGTTCTTCGACGCTTATTGATAGTTCCATAATGTATCACTCCGTAAATGGCAAAAAGGGATGCTACAAGTATATAGCACCCCTTTAAGATCATGCGATGAAAAATTTACGAGGCAATACGATAGAACATCTTGCGCTGCCCATTGACAGTGCGATAGTTGCTGTAGATTGCCTTACCTTCGATAACACGAAGGTCATAGATACGCTTGTAAACGGACTCAAGAGGAACATGAGCCAGATTAGCGAGCTTCTTGGCAGTAATGCCGGCGCCCTTTGAATGGCGACGGAGATGCTTGGCAACCTTAGAAAGCTGAGACATACTATTTTCTCCATAATGTATAGTCACTTTTTATGTGTGAAAAGCTCCACAGTGGCAAGTGACCGATCTACCACTGTGGAGCATTATAACAGAGGAGTTACCCTCTGTCAACCTCAGAAAGCAACTTCTGCATCAGACGGTGCCTGAGCGGTAGGTGTACCTTCAGGAATCGGGTTGATGGTTTCATCCAACTTCTTGTAAAGATCAAGGAAGCTGTTCTTCGTATCAACATCAAAGCGGTTCAAGCAAAGCTGAATGGCTTTTTCGCGGTTCTGACCAAAAATGGCATAGGCCTCGCAAATGTGAACAAGACGGCGGGTTGAGATGATTTCAGAAACAGCACCTTCATAGAAGGACTTACGGATCACTTCAGCCCATTGAACCAACTTATCAGTAAAGTTGGGATCAGCAATGCCAGAAGTACCAAGAACATTGTTCAGGATCTTCTGTTCAGTCTTTGCAGGCGGATATTCTTGTTCCATAGTGATGCTGAAACGTTCAAGGAAGGCTTCGTTCATCACGTTTGTACCAATGAAGCGGCCATCATCGGAGCCTTTGCCCTTGGTGTTGGCGGTGGCGATGATGTTGAAACCAGGCATCGGAGTGATAACCTTGTTGATCTTCTTGAGATAGATAGGCTTGCCTTCAAGAACAGGCTGTAAGCACATCATCTTGTTTGAACCAAGGTCAACTTCGTCAAGAAGAAGAACAGCACCACGTTCCATCGCAACGATCACAGGACCATTCTGCCACACGGTACGACCATCAACAAGGCGGAAGCCGCCGATCAGGTCATCTTCGTCCGTTTCGATGGTGATATTGACACGAACCATCTCACGCTTTTCTTGGGCGCAAACTTGTTCGATCATCATCGTCTTGCCGTTGCCAGAAAGACCGGTGATATACATCGGATAAAACTTATTCGACTTCACGATTTGTCGAACATCGGCAAAGTTGCCGAAGGGCACATAGCCTTTTGCTTTTTCAGGTACGAGATCCACAACGGCAGCCTGATTGAGTTGAACCGCAGCCACAGCCATTGCAACAGCGGTTTCAGTATTGACGGGAGCGGAAACAGTCTTTGTCTTTTCGACAGGAGTTTCCTTGAGAGAATAGACACCGCGAGAAACACGGCGAGAAACATCATTCACCAACCAGTTAGGATAATCCAGCTTGTTCTTTGCACAAACTTTCTGGACATCCGAACGGGTGATGGTTTCGATATCACCGAACATCTTTTGAACGGCGGTGAGGAACTTGTTGCGGTCAACGAGCTTAGGCATTTCGGTCACTTCCTTGCTTGATCATCAACTATGGATGGATTATAGACGGTATAGGTGGCTTTGTCAAGCCACCTTTTCAATAAACCGCTTGAGGAGGACGCGGTTTACAGATTTTTTTTCGGAAAACTTCATAAATTCCTTAGCGATACGAGCCTTTGTCATATCGGAATTTACTTGTAAGTTGTTTTCCGTATCAGCCATAGCCTTGGTATTGAGGACATAATACTCATCATAGCCTTGGTTCATAACAGGAATGAACTTGTTTTCTGACCATGACTTCTTCAGAGTTTCTTGGAACTTACCATCGACGGCTGAGTAACCAAAGAACTGACGGAAAACACTATTGAAGGCAGAGTAATCATAAAGGAAGAAACCAATCAGGTTACAACCTGTGCGATCCTTCAGGCGCTTCAACAATGTAACAGTAATTTCTTTGGTTTCAGGCATATTGTTATTACCTGTGAAATAATAATCTCTACCTGTTTCTTTGTCTTGCAACACAAACTTATTCTTGATGCGTTTACCGTTTACATCCCACTTTGAAATGGTAGCATCATGGATGCCGCGAGTCCAATTGGAATCACCATCGGTCAAGAAGACCACATTGACGATTTGAGCCTTGCTGGATGCACGGAACTTCTTCACCACTTCGTCAGCGGCCGCGATGGCTGCATTGAGAGGTGTACCACCCATTTGATCATGAGGTGATGCGTACCGAGCCAATGACCAAAGCATTGTATAGGCTTCGAGCAATTCAGACGATTTCATGCGAGACGAAAGAACATTACGCAAAGCAAGATTGTCAAGAAGAAGATCATTCTTCTTGTAGTCGAAGCATTCACCAAGTTCACTGTAACGACGATCACGGAAGGTGTAGACCTCGAAAGGAATCTGAACACGCTTACAGAAAGCCGTGAGGCTGATCAGTTGCTTGACTGTATCTCGAATGTTACCGTGCATTGAACCAGACCAATCAAGAAACATAACAAAGCCATGGTTCTTACCAGTAGGTACAATAGACTGCCGGCGGAACAGGTCTTCATTATATTTGTATGAGTGGATCTTGTTGGTATCAAGAACACCGGTTTTGGCAATCGAAATGCGAGAGAAGATGTCCGCAGACTTCTTCATCTCAAACTCCTTAACCATGTAGGAGATTGTCGCATTATCTTCAGTGCGGAATTTGGTAGCTTCTTCACGAACAGCCGTGATCCACGGAGCATCCATGTTCTTTGCATACCATTCACGGTTTTCTTTCAAGACCTGCTTGTAATCGTGAACGACATTCTTGATGATTGGCTTCGGTACACCGATATAGTTGTATTGAACACCATCGGTGGCCAGAATTTCACTTTGTTTGCGGCTCCAAGTCTTTTCAGTTTCAGACTCAGGAACATATTCGCCAGCTTCACTACCAGCAGACTTCACTTTAGGCTTTGAATCCGTTTCTACTTCTTCATCACCTTCGCCTTGAGCCGAACCTTTACCGTTTTGGTTATCATCATCTTCTTCGGCCTCATCTTCGTCAAAATCACCTTCTTCAAGGATGAGAGTATCGAAGTCATCTTCATCACCATTTTCGCCGGCTTCACCTTTGCCGATACGGAGAGTGTCTTGGTTTTGGAGTTGTTCTTCGCCTCTTTCTTTGCAGAAGCGGAAAATTTCTTCCGTCAGTTTGATAACATCGGCAAAAGTTTCAAGAGCCTCAGCCTTCTTGATCAAAGGCATTTCTTGATTATCAAACTTGATACCAAGATTGAAGCCGCCTTTGAAATACATATTCATGCGGTCAATAAAGCCGAATGAATTGAGGTCACGCTTTGCGGTACCGAAGAAGTCACGGTCGATCAACTCTTTGTAGCCGATCAGGAAGTTGCGGCGTGCACCAGGATAACGGCGTTTTTGGCGTTTGTCGATACGGGCATCTTCTACAACATTCATGAAGCCGCGAATGGCATTTTCCACATTTTCGTTGGCTTTGTCACCATAAACATCTTTAGCGATCTTTTCGACAGCCTTTTTCCAACCATCATAAGGTGTGTCGAGAGCATGGCCGACCTCGTGAACGACCAACATATCTTCGAGGTCGTTTGAGATGCCTTGCCAAACAGGAAGGATGAGAACACGGTTCTTGATATCAAAAGCCGCGGTCGAAGCCGAGGCTGACCGTTGCATTGTGATGTTTTCCGTAGCCAACAGCTTGGCTAGAAGTGATTTGGATTGATTGATGTCCGACATAGAAACCTCATTGATTGGTGACAATTATAGAGGTATTGGTGAGCAGGTCAACCACGGTTTTTGCATAGCTGACCTGCGCTGGACGCATAGCTAGTGTAACATTATATGTTACATTACCGACCTACTTGAGAAAGATACTTTTCCTTTGTTTCCTCCCATGACAGGAAGATGAGGTCATCATAGAATAAAGTTTCGGTAGAAACTCTGTTTTGTTCCTTCAAGGAACGGATACGTTTGGAAGCATACTTGGTTTTCCACAGTTCGGCAAGGGCTTCATATGAAGTATCAAAAGATTTCACCAACTGATCTTCTTTGATTTCACCACGAAGGAATTCATTTGTATTATTATACAGTGGTGAGAAATAGATACCACGTTGATGCTCAGAGCGGATCAAGTCTTTTGGAATATCTAGTTTAGAATAGGCAAACGTATAAGAACGGTTCTTATGATCACGCTTGTATGGTTGGCCAGATTGTTTCTTTGCAGCATACCACTCAAAATACTTTCGTGTGTGGTTCTTCTTGAGCCAATCACGAATAGCATTTACAGTTGGCTTTGTTGTTTCATATGAAACAGAACCAGAGGAGAAACCCATCTTCTTCCAGTGTTTCAGATTATCATACTGCGACAAACCACCCATCTTGTTCTTACCATAAAGTGAAGTTGTTGTCACACCGACAAGAACATCACCATACTGTTTCTTCCATTGATATTGAACTTCATCAGACAGACATAGCAAAGCAAGTAGTTTACCGCCAACATAGTTGTAACCAAGAGGTTGCAACGGCACAATCGTAGAACCAATGGCTGTGAAGTTGATCATTCGACCTTGCGTCTTCTTTTCACGTTCCCAACCGATATACTGGTCGCGAGGTGTGAGATCAAGGAAGTCAGAAGAAATACACATAACACCAAGATACTTGCCTGTAATCTTATCAACAACGATATAGTTGAGATTGCGACCAATGTTGGAGTTATTCTTCATAGTAGAAGTAAACGTGCGAATACAATTCCACGTTTCAGACAACTCAGCATCTTTAGTATAGATCAATTCTGGCTGAAGGTTCATATAATCATCAACATCTTTCGGTGACCAGATGTTATCTTTGATTTGTTTAATGAACATTTCGTCTTCTTTACTCACCATCTGGACTTCTTCACCAAACAGAGTAGAGACATGACGAGTAGGATAACGTTCATGAATTTCACACCACTTTTGAAAGAGTGTGTATTCTTCGACGGTCATCTTAGAAACATTGGTAAGATCATTGATGACCAGATCACGCAAAGCGGAATCATCTAGTGCTTCAAATGTAGAAACATCGTTCTGAGCAAGCCATTCATTCCACTGGCGCTCAAGATCAGGATCTTTCACTTCAACTTCTTCGGTCATATTCATTCCTAAAATTAGAGTATCTTATATAATACCACAGTTTCATCAAGGTGTCAACACCGAGAAGTTCTTTATTTTATTGAAACGATATACCTTTTGGAACTTATCAAACAACTGATCTGTCTTATGACTGATAACAAAGGTATTCGTATCAGCAATCATTGACCACATGATCTTCAGGAACTCATCTGTACCATTACCGTCAAGTGAGCCGTCAAAGATTTCATCAAGGATCAATAGATTTGTATTCACAGAGTTTCTCATCTTAGCAATCGCTCGCCATGTGAACAGAAGAGCCAAGTCGATACGCATCTTTTCACCTTCAGAGAAGTTGTGATAAGAGAACTCATCGCGATATCGGCTCTTGATTGATTCTTCAAAGTTCTCGTCAATGTTGAAGTTGACAAAGAAACCCATCTGAGCCAGATACTTATTGATATGCTTGTTGATAATAGGAAGATATTGCTTGACGATCTTGGTCTTGATACCACCATCTTTCAACAGATTGAGGGCCGTATCAATATACTTACGATCATTCAACAGGTCTTCTCTTTCTGTTGAAAGATGAGCAATCTCTGCTATCGTTTGATCAAGCTCATTCTGATTATCAATCACAATCTTATCTGAATTGTCTATATCAACAATCTGGTCCTCAAGATCATTGATCATAGAACTCAGGTGCATTTGCTGGTTTCTCTTCACCACAATATCATTTTTTAGATTATCATTCTTCTTTATGATGATATCAACTTCATTAATAGAATTGATAGCATCATCAATCTGTACACCAATATCAGACAAACCTTTATCTAGTTCGGCAATCTTAGTTTCAGTCTCTTTGACCTTCTCTTTCTTGAAACCTTGCTCCAAGCCTTGTAAACAAGTTGGGCAGGTATCATTGTCGCAGAAGAAAGAATGTTCTTTCCTGAACTTGCTGAGATTAGCCTCAATCCTAGCCTGAAAAGAGACCAGTTTTCTATGTCTATCCTTGAGTTTTGATTGATCCGTGATTTGGGAAAACAGTTGCTCTCTTTCTTTTTCCAACTCTTCAATGTCTGACCTGAGCCTATCATAGGACGATCTCTGAATCTCAATCTGATGTTGAAGATGTTTCTTTTTCTCCTCGTTATTGTTTTTAAGGTTTGCGAGCGTCTTCTCAATGTACACCTTCTTTTCTTCTTTACCACTCATCTCAATACGATTACGTTCAAGCATGTCTTTGTTGGCCAAAAGTCTTTGCTTGGTAATCACATTCATGAGGGAAAAGATTTGAATGTCTAGTAGGTCTTCGATAACTGTACGACGATCAGCAGGAGATAGCTGCATGAAAGGAGTGAATGAAGCAGAACCAAGAATGACAATCTGAGTGAAAGACTTATAGTTCATCTTGAGAATGAACTTCTCCAAGTGTTCTTGATAGTCCTTACTGGCTGAGTCCTGATTGAGTAGTGTATCATCACAATAGATTTCAAACACATTTGGCTTGATACCACGAATGATCTTATATTCTTTACCGTTGGTCTTAAACTCAATCTCAACCACACAATTCTTTTCATTCACAGAGTTGACAAGGCCAGGCTTGTTCACTTTGCGGAATGGTTTACCAAACAAAGCGAAAGTCAACGCATCAAGAATGGTTGACTTACCTGCTCCGTTTTCACCAATGATGAGAGCATTGGCTGTTTCGTTTAGTTTGATTTCAGTAAAGGCATTACCAGTTGAAAGGAGGTTCTTCCAACGGATCACTTTGAACACTATCAAATCTTTTCACCTATTAGTTTTACATCAGCATAAGTTTCAATCCAGAGTTTAGCACCACATGGTCTTGGTTTCTCTGGTCGATATATCATATGTGAAGGACCATCAATCTGAACTTCCATACAATATCTAACTTTACCATCCTTCTCAACTCGGCAAACAGGGTCATCTTTACCGTGCTTTGCGTTTTGTTGAATGATATTTCTATTAATATGTATGATTGTTGGCTTCAATCTGCGAACTCTACCTGCAATGCTTCTTTATAGATATCTTTCATGAAGACTTTCATTCTATCATTATCAACAGGTAATGTCAAGCCTGAAATGTAGGTATCTAAGATTGATTGTGTATCTTGAGCCTGATCAATCTCACCACCTTCTTCATTGTCCTTGAATGATGAGATATCTTCGATGATTGAGATATCAAGAGGTCCTACTTTGTATAGTTTATCTAACATCATATCGAAGGCATAAGGATTTGTCTTGTTTACACAAACTACCTTAACATAGCAGTTAGTGCAATGACTATAATCGGCCTTGTTGATCTTCTCAAGGATATCGGTATACTTAACATCATCATAGGCCAGCATCTTGAAGATGACATTATCATTTTGATAAAATTCTACCTGTCTAGTTTTCGTATCCAACACAGAGAACCCTCTTGGGTCATTGTAGTCAGACCAAGTATATTCAGCAAAAGCTCCAAGGTAATGAATATTATCAGCAGAGGACCTGTGATGATAATGACCAGTGTAAACAGCATCAAAGCGGTTGAAGACATTGCGATCCATGCCATGGTCACTAACAGACCCGCGAAACATTTCAAAACCATTGAGTTCGAGGTGCCCCATAAGGATTTCCGCAGGCGACTTAGTGATTGCATCGTTTGACTCGGCATAATTGGACTCCGTAATCCAAGGTAGAAGTTGTATCTTCAAGCCATCAATTTCAATAAGGTGAGGTGTGTCATAGATCGTGATGTTCTTGTAGCGACCTTCTACAATCTCACGAAGAGCATTGATCTCATGTGTGTTCTTGTAGTATTCATCATGATTGCCTGCGATGATATGTGTGACAATATCACGTTTCTCTAGCTCTTCAAGGAAGTCTTTACGACAACGCATAGCCGTCTGAAAGTTGATATACTTTCGGCGGTCGAAAAGATCACCAAGATGAATGACATGATGAATTTCTTGTTCTCTTATGACCCGCCAAAACTGTTCGAGTGAGCGTTTGAAATAGTCATAGAAAACTGGGGAATCATTCCTGATGCCCCAGTGTGTGTCGGTGATAAGAGCAATCTTCATGCGCTAAGTTTCTTCTTTGCGTCTTGCTCGGCCTTTCTGACCGCTGCATCACAATAGTCACGGATGGTTTCAAGACGAAGAACATAATTCATCCGTTCATTCTCATGGATGCCTGGTTGGTTTAGTTTCGCAACCAGATCAACTATGTTAACTGGTAGTAGATGTTCATTCTTGACCTTCTTCATAATCATTCCTCATAGAATTGTTGCAGACCTTCTTTTGCTTGCTTACGCTTGATCTTCTTCTTCTCTTCTTTTTCCTCAAATCTACTCATAAAGTCGTTTATATTATCATACATTTGCATAGGAAGCAAGAGGTTATCATCACTATCTTTTAACAAACTGATATCATGCTGGTTGATTATGTTTTCTTGGAAGTGTTTATACATGGCATAGCGGTTCTTCTCTTCTTTGTTGATACGACGAAGAAACGCATAATATATCACCTGAGTGAAATAGGCAAATGGGTTCTGACCAATCGCAGGGTCATAGTCCTTGAAGTAAAGGATACAGTTCTCAATACCGTCAGAGACCATCTCTTCACGGTAGGAGTAGTTCATGAAACAAGGTTTAGTTGATAGTTTGTTGGCAATCTTCCAGATACACTCACCAATATAGTTAGGTATGCGTGGGTCTTCAAGGCCAGCCTCTCTAGCTTCCTGAAGTTTCTTTCGATACTCCACGATCTCGGCATAGAACTTCTGATTATCTACATAATGTGGTTTTTTTGTCTTGTCCATCAATTTACCTCTTGACAATGGGTTGACAGAGTGCTATAACAGCAATGTCCGCCATGATATGAATATTTGGATAGGTTATACGTTGGTGAGTTGCTTTAGTTTCTTAATCTGCTTATCAATAGTTTCTTTCCTGTTAGGCCACTTGATCATTGGCTTATCAGAATCCTTCGCTAGGTTCTCTAGCAATGGCAAGAAGATTTTATTTAGAGCCTGAAGCCTCTGTTTCAGATCATCAACTTCTTCAGAAAGTGAGGCATAGTTGGTGTTTGTGCTGACAATCTCTTCCTCATCAGAGAAGGTAAATCCAAAATCATCAGATTCATCTAGATCAAGGTATTTGTTCTTGATGGCCATTAGTGTAACTTCCTTTTATCTGTAGTCTTTATTAAATTCTGAATCTCTGAAAGTAGGTCATTCTGCTCTTCGGCCGCATCATCAAATACAGTGTTCTTTTCTAACTTTTCTTTTGATCTTGTAAAGTGATCAACGGACTCCCAATAGTAATCTTCCATATCATCGGTAGTCTTGTTCATTGTCAAGATGTCGGTAGGATATATTATAAAGTCTTGATTTGCACAAATGCGAGAGAACACCCATTGCATAAGAGATACAGTCAGAGAGGCTCTTGCACCACCTATTTGATAAACAACTTTCATAGGATTGTGAAGAACGTAATGTGTGTTATCATCATTTTGAACTTGAGTGACTTCCGCTATTAAGTCTTCACCTGTGTTTAGACGGACGAACTGAACGCTTTCTTCAAACATTTGTTATCCTTTCAGTTCAATCTTATAGATTTTGAAGGTAAACTTTTCTTCTGCATAAATTTTGATACGTTCTGCAAAATGCTTTAACGTGTAATTGTCACGCTTTTTGTGACGCAGGTCATCTGCAATATCGAAGAGTGTTGCTGAGTCTTTACTTTCAGACTTTCGCAGGCCTCTACCGATTGACTGGAGGTTTCGGACTCTAGATTTAGACGGTGAAGCAAAAATAATATTGTGCAGATTCCTAATGTTGATCCCAGTAGAAAAAGTACCAAACGATGCGACAATTATAGCATCCTTCTCTTGTTCAACGATGTGTCTGATTTCTTCGCGAGCATCACCATCAACCTCACCAGATACGAAGAAGACCTTTCGGCCGTTAGCTTTCTTATTTATCATCTCATGGAGGATGCGACCATGCTTGTCAACGTATTGATAGAGTACCAGTGTATTACCATCAAGAGACAGGGCAAGATTAGATATGAAGTTGTTTCTAGCTTCATTCAGAACCAAGTATTCAATCTCTTGCTGATAGGTAGAAGTTTTGAGAGCCTGACAAACAGAATCAGGATGTTTCAGAAGCAAACACTTGATAAGAAAGTCTGCGACATGACCTTCATCCATAAGTTCTTTTGTTGTGGTTACTTTACGAACAGGGCCAAATAGACCTTCAAGAACTAACTTATGGGTCTTGGTACCGTCAAGAGTACCAGTTGTACCTATACGATACTTAGCATTCACAAGTCCAGTCATAATCTCAGCAAGAGACTTGGCCTTGAACAGATGAGCTTCATCTCCTATGATGACATCAAATTGTCTGAAATAGTCTTTAGGTAATGTATATAAGCTTTGCCAAGTCGAGATGGTGATAGGCTTGTCTGTATGTTTATCTTGCCCTCCAAATATACGATGAACGTTAGCATCAGAGTCGAAACCATAATCACGAAAGTCACCGGCAAGCTGACTAACAAGAGAAATAGTTGGCACAATAATAAGAGTTTTCTTAGCATTGATATACCTCATAATCATGTAGATAATAAGAGACTTACCAGAAGCGGTTGGTGAAAGAAGCAAGGTGCGACGAGAACGAATAGCATGAACAAAGGCTTCAATTTGATAGTCTCTAACCTCAAATGGAAGCCCTAGTGTTTTAATGAACTCTTGCGCCTCGGCTACCGAGAACTCTTCATCATATATCTCATTGTCATATTCCCATTCATAACCGTATTCTTCACAGAACTTGACAATGTATGGAACAAGACCACGATATATCTGTCGTGTTCTGGTATCAAACAGTCTTATCTTTACATCCCAAAGACGAGCTTTATATTGAGGTGTGAATTGATATCCTGGTACCTGAAATGTAAAGTATTCACGAAGCTCTAAAGAGATACCTTCATGACAATTCAGAACTACATACACTTCGTCTTTAT